TGCTGTCAGCGCTGTCAGGTCCGAGATTTTGCGGTTAGCCATGGGAGTTTCTGGGTGGTGGTAGGTTAGGTTTCAAGTCTCAGCAGTTCCTTAAGTTCTGCCACGGTTAAACCAGACTGCGCAAGCTTTTCAGCAGGCGTTAGCACGGCTGGTGGTTCAGGTGGTGGCAAGACCTCAACGCTCCATGCCCCGTTCCTGAACACCGCAACCTCAGGATCTGCTACTTCAGGCGGTGTAACAGTTGTGGCGTATGCCGGGATCAGAAAAACGCTAGGTTCTAGCGGTGACTCATCGGCAACCCCTTTGGCGTAAAGGATACCAGTATCAGCAATGTAATGGTAGATATTCATGATCAGAATTTAATGCAGGCCAGAAGGGCAATGTTGCGGGGGCGAGTTTCGGTGCCGCCGGTGCTACTAGTACCAGTAGTAAAAGTGCCTCCGCTATAATAGGCGACCGCAAGACTACCACCACTACCAGTCTTCTCAGTACTATTGTAATTTGTAAATGTATGCGTATGATTCTTAAATAAATCTGTTTGAGTACTGCCAAGTGCTCGTCCACTATCCACACCACGACTATCATCCCAGCCACGCATGAATTCGCCCCTTAGGTCTGGCACGTTAAACGTGGTGCTTCCATCACCTACGCCAAACGTGGTTCCAATCGCTGCAAACAAAGCTGCGTAGGCTGAACGGCTAACTGCCGCACCATTGGCTTTGAGGTACCCTGTTGGCGCTGATGAAAATGCAACGTAAATTACCTGACCTGTTGGGATGCCACTCGGGCTAAAACCAGCCGGATCTATGATGCCCTCTGTGATCCAAGCAGTGTTCGATCCGTTTCGTATTTTCTTGACCGGCGGGTTGCTGCTGGTATCAACCCAAGGCTGGAATGCAACGGTTACGGTCGGTGCGGTGTTCCCACTGCTTTGGCTGTAAAGCGCTGCAAGGTTGTTGTTAATGTCCGCACGAACGCTTGGGAACGTTGCGTTTTGGACTACTTGATCAGATTGAGCCATTAGAAGGCGCGCCCGTAGCCAACGGCATTGTAGGTAAAGTCTACCACTTGCCTGCTGCCGCCTTGCAAAAATTCCACGTCAAAACCAGTTTTGGTTAGGTTTGTGATTTCTGCATGTGTATTTGCTCCGATCGATAAGGCAGTGATGCCAATGCTGGGCAGCAGCGTGTAGTACGGATCACCAACGGTCACCGCCTTGTAGAAAGCATTGGGGAATGTGATGGACGTGACAGCACTGCCGCTACTGGTCTGGGTGGTCAAACTGGTGGTCACGCGCCGGGTCAGCTCCAGCGTTGCGCCAAGGTCGTCAATGGCAACGCCGATCAATTCGGTCTCGGTGGTAAAGATAGCTTTCACCTGAACGCCACGACCACGGATCATCCCGCTGACGAACTCAGTCCATGGTCCCCATGTGGGAGATCCAGCTGGATCATCCGGTGTGGTGCGAACATACGTTGCAACATTGCTCTGGTCCGCAACCGTACCTTCAAAAAATCCTGATTGCTCATCAAAATTTCCACTAATGTTGTCAAATGTTGTCGAAAAAACAAGAGGACGGCTGACGATGTAACGCCTGATCCTGAAATCATACGTATCACCAAGGTCAAAGGTATCTTTGAATAGATATTCAGCACCGCAATCACCAACACAGTAAATTGTTTCCCAATAGTCAGGGGTAACATAAAGAACAGGTGTTAATACAAGAGCTGTTTCGCCAGCATCATAGGCACAATTTATTTTTGTTCCGCTGAATGGTGTAGCCAGATCTTGCTCCGCCCATTCTTTTGCTGCAATGCGCGATTCTGGTTCTGGTAATACGAGCTCAACGCCGGTTGCAATTGTTGACCGATTGCCAAGAAAGTCTTCAAATTTTAACAAGTAAGTACCAGGCAACAGCGGCACTTGTTTTTGCGTGGAACTGCCAGCCACCGCTTGCACAATGTCATTGCTGCCGTTCCAGTCGGCGTTAGCCAGAGTTCGTGGATCATGGCGAATAATGACGCGGCCACCAACCTGCACGTCAAGTTCTGCTGCTTGTTTCCAGGTAACAATCACCATATCTTCACTAATTGCAATTGCACTTAAATCCTGTACATCTGATGGTGCCGCACCAAGGCCAGCCACGTTGTACTCGGCCAATGCTGGCTCACTGAACAAGATGCCAGTAGAGCTAATGCTGCTTACCTGAATCTGATAGTTACCAGTTTTTGCGTCAAGGATGTCAAACGTGGTGCCCTGGACTGTGACCGTGGTGAAGTTGTCACTTTCGTACCGATACTTGACGCGAAACTTCTTGATGCCTTTTGGCGCAAACCAGCCAAATGTAATCTTGACTGCAATGCGTCCATTGAGTTCGTATTGCACTTCTGGACTCGTGCCGCCACCAAACTGTGGCGTGCTAATTACAGCCAACTCAGTAGGTTGCGCAGGAATTTCATTTAGGTTTGTTACATCTCTGAATTCAAGCAGCGCTCCGTCTTCAATGTAGGCATACTTGCTTTCATTGTGTGCAATGGCAGTGATGCCGTAGTTGATGCCATCTGATTCATTAATGCTGAGCACACGCCAGGTTGTTGCTTGCAGTGATGGACTTTCAAGAATCCAAATGCTGTTGTAATTGGGTGCCGCACTTAATGCAGTTTGCAAAGTAATTACATTGCCTACAACTGTTGAAACAGTTCGCTGTTCAACGCTGCCATCGGGCAGGATCACGCTCAGCAATGATCCAGTTTCAATGCTTAAGTCAGTGTCGGCCGAGTCATCGACCGTGATCTCGGTCGTTGTTGCTGCGGCAATGCGACCAGCGCGGCGTGATCCAGCGCGAACTGGATCTGATATCAGGATAATTTGTCCAGGCCGCACCTGCTGACCTGCGTCAAGGCTGGATGCAAACGTGCATACTTCCTTCTCGTAGCGCTCGGAGAACAACAGCCATTTGCCAATGCGGTTGGCTTGGCCGCGACTAGTGCAGGCAAAGGCGCTGATCTCAGATTTGACCACGCCATACTTGGCTATGGAGTCGCTGTCCTCAACCACTTCATAGGCGGTATCGCGCAGATTAAGATCGAGGTAGCTGACCACCGCCACGTTGGGGCGGATCTTCAGGCTTGAACCGCTATAGGAAAACCCCTCGGGGGTTACGTTCGCTTGGTTGAACAGGTAGACCGGATCTGATGGTGCATCCTGTGCAATGGTCAGACTGCCGGTGCTCCAGTACGCTTGGCAACGCATGACTGACAGCAGGTCATTGACCAGCTTGTAAGCCTCCTCGGCGGTTTGGATTGAGGTGTTGCAGCTGAACCGCGCTTCTTGTCCACCAAAACCATCATTGACCAGCGTGTTGGAATATTTGCTAGCAACAAAAAATGCAAACTTATCAAGCTGTACTGCTGCAATGTGGTTGCCAAATCCATAGCGAGTGCTGGTCAGTAGATCCCATAGGATCCACGCGGGGCACGATGTCCAAGCAGCAGCTGCAAACGTCCCGTCCCAGATGAAATTGGCCGGATAAATAATCCGGCCAGTTGCCGAGTCAACCGTCACTCCATTTGGAATCCGAACCTTGATTCCCTTGACCAGATAGCTACGGGATGGAATGCTGTTGAACTGCTCTGCATCAACACGGATGCCAACCAACGCACTATTGGGATAGGTTGGTTTTGCATCAATAATTTCGGTGTAACTGTTCCAGTTGAAGGCATTGGTCAACAGCGAATTGGTGCTGTCATCCGTGATGCGGGTGACCTTAATGTCAACAATATCGGATGGGTTTGGCCGGGCCAAACTAATCAAATAGTCTTTGCGATATTCATCTGGCGTGCGACCGCTAATGACGTCATCAATGACAGGTGTATAACCACCACCTTGATACTGCACAGCAATCTGTAGCTGCACACTAGCGCCTGATGTGTCGCCATTGGTGCTGTCAATTTGTTGAAGTGATGGGATTGCAATGGTAACGCGAACAGAATCAACATCAACGTCGGTGATGGTGCGAACCTGAGGCACCGCCTTAACGACTGTCAAGCCAACAGGTTTTTCGTCTTCAACACCACCACCTAAGGGAATGTAAGTTTGATTCTGTGT